TTGAATAACATCTGGAGTACCAACACACCACTCATTAGAGTAAATGTTAATGTTCTTTTCTGCTAAGCCATAACCTAATTGCTCGGCCATAAAGTCAATAGCTTTATCTTCCATCAATATGCCCTTAGTCATATACTTAGAACTGATTTCTTCGTAGCTATCAGCATACCATTCTTTTAGGTATGTGGTGCAAGTTTTAGGTAGCTCTCCATTTTTGTCAAGCTTACCCATTATTTTGCCCATTGAACTTGGTCTAATTTTAAATTTATTCATTATTCTTGGGTTAAGGCAAAGTGAACTTCATTACTTACTTCGTACTTCTCGCAAATCTTTGCTAAGTTAGACTTATCTTTTAAGTATGCTTTACGACAATTACCAAAGTTCTCTGTATTTAAAAGTAATACTGGCTTCTTCTTCTCTACAACAACTTGTGTAGTTTCTTTATCGTGAGTGTTAGTAGCATCACTATCTTTTGTATCATCTATGAGAAAAAGTCCATTAAGCGAATACTTTCGTGAGTATGAGCTTGAAGCACCGCTGATTTGCGAACCATCCATACCTTTCTTACTTTCTTCTTCTCTTGCATAAGCTGTTACACTTACTGATGTTTTCTCTGAATAGATTGTAGCAGTAGCTTTAATGTAATATCTATCTCCGATATTAACTAACTCATCAGATAGAGTTAAGTAGCAGTTGTGTGCCTTTAATAAAGGTTTTAGTGCTTCTAAAATATCTTCTGCTGAACGATACTGGTAATTACCAAAGTTATTTCTTTGGTTCTTTGGAGCTTTAAGCTCTGATTGAATTGCGATTAGCTCTTTCATTTTATTTGTTAAATAGTAAATAGTTATCTCTTTTTTCTAATTTGTGTAATTTCTTGTAGACTAAGTCTGCTTGACATCTAATGGATAAGGCCCATTGGTGTAATTGTATTCCAGCTTCTTCTGGGGAAACTCCAGCAGTTGATTGGACTGAAACTTCTTGCACTTTAGGTAAGCCTTGCTCATCTAAGTGGTTTCTAAAGATTTGTCTAATAATCATAAACTTGGTTGAGTTAATAAGTTTTGAATAATTCCTTTGTAATTAGCTTCGATAAAAGTTTGCAAAGGCTCTCTAACAATAATAGGTTCTTTCTGATTGGGATTAGAAGATTTAATTTCTAATGCTACCATTCCACCATAGCCTACAATATGATTGTTACATACCCATTTAATAAGGTCGGCAACTAAAAAGTCTTGGTGGTAGATAATATCTCCATCTGTATAAGATACAAGATACTCCTCTTGGAAATTAAAGTTGTTCACTTGAACATCTAAAATTTGTGGGTTTTTAAGTTTTGTCATTTTCGTTTTGTTTTGGTAGGACAAAGGTGTGGTTTATTTTAACATCTGTCAAGAACTATTTGCAATTTATAATGATTCTAAATTATAAAACCTTGATACATAGAGAAATCCGTTAATTATCATCTTAATTACAAATATAATCAAAGCTATATTTAAAGCATAAATAAGGCATAACTCTAATAAAGTTAATCTTCGCATTGTTCAATATCATTATTCTCGCAATCACTTGCTAAATCTTCTTGTTTGTCAATCCAATACTGGTGTTCTTTTAAATCTTCCATAGTTAGTTTTTTTTTTACAATGTTAGTAATGATTTATTAATAATAATAATTTATTTGCAATTTAGAATGATTCTTGATAATTATTAGCTCCGAGAAAAGTTTAAGGTTTTAGTGGTAAGAAAAAGGTGTTTATACCCTCCCCTCCCTAAGAGAATATAAACACTTAAACTTACTAAATTATTAGCTCGTCAAATAAGAATCGGTAATAGCTTGGCTCTTGCTGGGAAGGTGTTTTACAGCCCAATCACAAGATTTAAAAGTTTGACCTACATACTGGTAGTACAGATGGCTTTCGCCTCTCTTTGTCCACTTGTTAAAGTCAGTCAGATTATGCTTATAGCTAAATAAAAAAAGGGATATAAAGTCGACACACTTTATACCCCAATTAAAATTTTTGCTCTGGTTTCCCTATCGAAAGGGTATCTATTGTGTCGCATAAATACTCTTTGATAATACAAAGGTAATAATGTTTTTAATATCTACAAACTTTTTTTTTATTTTCCTCTTGCTTTAGATATAGCAATGGCTAAAATTTGATTCATAGGCCTTGTTTTGCCCATTGCACCTCTTGCTTTACCAGATTTTTTATTATCCTTCATTAAATCTTTAATGTTATAGGATATAGCTGATTGTACAGCTTTTTTCGATGTTCCTTTTGATTTCTTTAGTGGCATAACTTTTTTTATTCAAATATACAAAAAAAGCCCCACACTAAGTGGAGCTTCCCTAAACCAAACTATTTACCTTAAAAACTTAAAACAATGCAAAGGTATAAACTTTTTTTATAATATATACTTTCTTATTAATAAATATCCAACAAACCCTAAAATAAGGACTATAACCCAATTAGATACCATATCGCTAAATGAAGCCTTTTTAATGACTTCCTTTGAACTTTCTTTTTCTTTTTGTACAACTACCCTATCTTCCTTCTTATTGGCTGAAATCGCCTTATTTTCGTTCTTATTCTCAAGAACCTTAGTAATTACAGAATAATAGGTTTTGTTGATAGTATCATACTTAACCTCGTAGATATACTCTGTCTTAGTAATTATCTTACCAGTATCGGTATAAACTGTATTAATTACCTCTTTAACCTCGGTAATTACTTCTTTTTCAACTTTGACAACAGTCTTGGTCTTGCAAGAGTAAAGTAGTAAAATTACTACCATTAGTAATAAATACATTATAAATTTCTTCATATCTTTTTTCCCTACTTTTTAGGATTTGTTTTAATTGTTCAATCTCTTTCTTTAACGATATTAACTGTTGTTCTTCTGTCATAGGGCGACAAAGGTATCATTTTATGTTTAAATTACAACATTTCTCTTTCAATGTTTCTTTCTAAACACCTAATAGCTTTTTTTAAGTCTTGTACTAAAGAATCCTTTTTACCAGCTCTTAAAATATATTTAAGTGCATTAAATTTAAAGTTGTTTAAATTGTAGGCATCAGATATATCATAAACATCTACTTCAACACCTTTAATTTTTGCTTTATAGTAATTTGGCTTTAATACTGCATCAGCTATCTGTTCGCCAGTTAGGTCTTTAGTTTGTAATTTGATTGTTTCTTCTGGATAGAGTTTGTGTTTTTCTGTGCAATTAGGACAAGGAGAATCACATTCACAATTCTCAAGGTGGTTAATTTCTTCGATACTTTTCATTCTGTTTTTCTTTTTGTTTTTCTAAGTTAGTTTCTTTTATTATTTCTCTTTTTACTGATTCTATTTCTAAATATAATTCTTGTAGTCTTTCAATTAGTTTCATTCTCCTCGTCATAGTCTAAAAAATTCAATCGTGTTTTAACCATTCGCATTAACTGCATTTGCAAATCTACTTTAAATTGTGAATTAAAAAAAGTAAAAGACATTTCCTCTGAATCTTTAAACATCCCCCAAAATAAATCTATTTCAGCGAGAGTTTGGTCATCGGTTACATCTTCAATATCATCTATGTTTTCTATGTTATCAGCCATAACATAAAAATACGACTATTTCAAGATTTATTGAAGTCGTAAACCACTCCGTTGTAGTAACATCTTCCATCAATAATAATGTGCGGAGATGCGAAAAAACGCACTTTATCGCCATCTACCCAGAAATGTACCGTTACAAAGCCGTTCTGCCAGTCTGCTACCACTCCAGTAGGTAAATACTCCACTTGGTTGATTAATCTGGTACATCCAGATTCTAACCAGACATAAGGAGCTTTCCTATTTGTAAGGTATTTAGAGTTTAATCTATGGGTGTGGCCAGTAGAGCCAGATGACATATAATCCTTTATGTTCTGTTCTGCTGCGTTCTTAGCCAATTTAAGCCCGTGTGTTACATCAAATATATCAAAGTAGGTAAATACATCAGAAGGGTCATAATTCATTCCTAAAGCCTCTAATTGAAGCATCTCCTCAAGCTTAGTAGTCTGAAAGTTATTATAAAGAATAGCTAAGTTTTTTAACTGCTTATCTCCCAATAAGTTAGGTTTTGTAATCCTTTCATCATGGTTACCAGTTCTGATACGAATCTCTGCATCTGTGCTTAATCTTAATGGTTTTAAAACTTGTTCTACCGTGTAGTCTATCTCTCCTATCTCAGTATAGCCGTTTAGAATACCATCCATATAGAGTTTTTGGGTATGTTTAGAGAGAAATGGCATATCTACCAAATCTCCATTGATACATACTTCATCAAATTTGTTATCCTTTAGGATGTTATTGATACATCTTAGTGTTCTTAGGTCAGCTAACCATCCGTGTACATCGGAGAAAATCATTACAGAATAAAGTTTTTTATCCCATAGCTTTTTTTCTTGCCTTAGATTGAACTCATTAGGGGTTAATCTTGGTCTGTTTAGGTTCATACAAATGAGTTATAAAGTAAAATATCTTCGTGCTGTGCAAATGCTATTGAATCTTTAGAACTCAATAGGGGCTTTATAATGGCATAATAAGTTATTATTCCATTCCATACAATTAGGTCGTTAGATTTATAAAGCATAATCCCTTAATTTTGTGCAAGTTAAAGATTATTTTATAAAATACAAATTAACTTAATAATGCGTAGAACTCTTTAAAGTGTTTAATCCTATCAGCAAGACCTATTGTACCACCATTAACTCTTTTAGTAACCGAAGTAACTACTAAATCAGTAGCACCTTTATCAGCTATTAAATTAAGGCCATTTTTAGACCAAAACCAAGCAGCAGAAGCTAAAGGATATTTGGTCGCTACAAGCTCTGGGTTGTTAGTTATATCCTCTGGAACGGTTTTATCAAACTCCATATAGTTAGCCTTTCCAGTAAGCTGAATATAGCCTTTACCAGCGTATTTAAAGCCATCCTTTGAAGCTTCATCTCCATTACCCATTCTATTAGCATAAACCTTAGAAGCTATCTTCTCTGGTTGCCTTGCATAAGATTTAGCTGATTCTAAAGTAGGAAAGTATTTTTTGAATATCTTATTTAGTCCTTCAGCAGAATAGTTTAGATTTTCTCTTGTAGCTTTAAAGTTAGCAGATTCGTGGCCACATTGAGCTAAGAAGTGAGCAAGTCTTAAAGATGTATCTACTTTGTAATTACTTTGGATGAAAGGAATTTGTGCAATTACCGAATCTGGTATATGCCCTTTTAGCTTGCTTAAATCTACCATAATAATAAGTATAAAAATGTAATGAATCCAAGCCCTATAAACAAACTATTAGGCTCTTTATACTCCTTTGCTAATTCCATAGACTTAGGGTCTAATTCGTATCTATTTTGTTGTTCATTGTAGTTATAAAGAAGATAATTACCATTAGGTATTAGAATAGATGTTCTATTAATGGTATCTTTTGTAGGTTTAATCTTAGTGATTGAATCTATCTCTATTTTTAGCTTATCAATCTGATTTTTAGTGTTCTTAAATACCACATTGATGTTTTCAGCTTGTTTCTTAGTCATTACGACAACCGTATCTTTACCCTCAATTCGTTGTGTCGGATATTGGCTCAATGCTAAAAGGGGTAGATTTATTAGCAGAATTAAACTCAACAACCGATTTAGTTTCTTGTAATTCATTTTTTAGTTGTATTTTTTCCTCCTCTAAAGCTACTATGTTTTCTTTCATAGCAGATACTTTAGTAGAAGATATTTTATCAATTTGCTTAGTTAAAATATTAATTTTCTTTAATCTATCTTTAGATTTTTGCATAAGCACTTCTAACTCCTCACTTTTGGGGTCAATCATCTTTGGCGGTTGTGCCAAAACAGCAGTCATCAAAAGGACAAGTATAATACCTATTTTCATTTTAATATTTGTAACATTTCAACCTTTGAAATCATATAACCTAATGTAGAATCACTTTTTCTAATATGCTCTGTCAATTTATCAATCTTCAGATTCAACATTACTACTTCTTCATTACAGCTCTTAATTTGGTTAGTATAGTTTACTTTACCATCAATATACAAATAACCAATAGCCACAATAACAATGAATAACAACCCTTTAACGGGGTCTTTACTAAACTGCTCAAAAGATATTGGCATTGCCGAAGGGGTAACTTCAGTTTTCTTAATAGCCATTATTCTTTATCCTCCTTTTTACCCCATATCTTGTCTACTGAAGCCAATCCTAAGCATCCGAAGGCTAATAGTGCAACTGCATCTACAAGCTCCTTAGAAGGCGAGAAATGGGCTTCTGTGAAAGAATTAGAGTACATAGTAATACACAAGGTTAAAGCACAAAAAATCCCTACAAACCTCTTAGAAGAAGGAGTACCTTTCTCATCTTTTAAAAGACCATTTAACCAATCTGTAATTTTTTTCATATTCAATGTTTCTATTACAAAAATAAAAAAAAAGTGCCTCAACTTTTAGCCAAGACACTCTTTAATATAGTATTATACTACTTATTCCTTAACTTCTGTTTCTTGAATGTCTAAAACTTTTTTAAGTTCTAATAAAGCATCAGCTACTAATTTTGCATCCCCTAAATTAAATACTCCTTTTTGTGTAGCAATATCAAGTCCTTGACCTAATATTCCAAATATTGTTTCGTTTGTCATTTTGTAAAGTTAGTATTTTTACAAAGAATCCCAAGCAAATTGAGCAAGATTTCTAAAGTAAGTATCAACACCTAAAACCTCATCAGCCGTAGGGTCGTTTACTTCTAAAACACATCTCCAATAGTTTGAAGCAATTACTACTTCATCTTTAACAATATCCGTAGTTTTACGAATTGCAATTGTTCCGTTTTCGTTTACATTAAACTCGCTAATGTATGTTATTTCTTCTATCATTTTTTTATTTATTTAGTTATACAAAGTATGTTAAAGACATTAAAAATCCACTATTATTAGCAAAGTTAGTATCAGTTAAATTTGTTGTTGCTCCTAAAACAGAGGTTTGAATTAATTGAATATTAGTATTACTAACATTTCCATATCCACTATTATAACCTGTTGAACTTATATTTACAAATACTGAAGATAATCCACTATAAAATGAAACAGCCGTTCCAACTGTAAATGGTAATCCTGTTATCAAAGCTGCACCTGTTGCAGTTCCTTTATTTGTTAATAATAAATAACCTGTTACGGTAACTTGTCTACCTACTTTAGTATATTGACCTGTATTTGATGAATAAGTAATGCCTGTTGTACCGCCACCAAAACTAACACCCATAGTCCAAGTTCCCTCTTCGTAGTCATCTAAATTGTTATTGTTTGCACTTGCTACTTGTGTTCCTGGGAATTGAATACCACTTGCAGGAATAGAACCACCGCTTAAAGCTAAACCTGTTGTTGATGTAATACCACCTGTTGCAGTTAAAGCCCCACTTATTCTTGCAGTACCATTTACATCTAACTTGTAGCCTGCATCTGTGGTTGTATTTAAAAGTAAATTACCACTTGAAGCAATACGCATATATTCGGCTGCACCATAAAATACAAATCCTTTAGATGCATTTGCACCTGTATTTAATGATTGAAAATAAACATTATTTGTATCTAATTCGCCAAAGTTTAATAAAGTATTATCTCCTTTTAATTGTTGTAAGCCTTTAACTTGTAATTTATAACCTCCTGCATCTGTGGCTGTGGCGATTAAAACATTACCGCCTGCAGTTATATCCATCCTTGATGAACCATTTGTAATAAAAGATAAAAAGTTATTGCTTGAAGCACCTAAATATAATCCTAATCCTGTAATAGCAACCATTTCACCTAATACAGAACCCGAACTAACATTTATAGCTGCTCTTGAATTTGTATTTGTTGTGTCGGGATTATTTACTAATAACCTTGTGATTCCGTTTTGTGATTTGTAAACTTCTAATTCTTCAGATGGAGTAGTAGTTCCTATTCCTACATTACCGCCAGATGTAATACGCATTTTTTCAGCTAGTGAAGATAATCCATTATTTGTTAAAAACACTAAATCACCACCAACGGAAGTTGAATAAGTATTATATACAGAACATATAGCCCCAACTTTAAAATTAGCATTACCATCAGCAATAGTAAAAATTAAATCAGAAGTATTACCAAAAGAAGCACCGGTATTATTAATATTAATAGAAGCATTTGAACTACCAATTATATTTGATAAATCTAAAGCAGAAATTTGTAGTTTATTATTTGGTATAGGTGTTCCTATTCCTACATTTGTACCATTATCAAAAACTAAAGAATCCCCTAAAGCACTTGCTCCTGTAAACTTTGGTAAGTAATTAGTTGTACCTGTTCCTGTGATTGGATTGGTTAAAGCGTTTTGCTTGTTATTAAATGTTGTCCAATCAGCACTACTTAAAGCACCTCTATTAGCAGCCGAAGCCGTAGGTAAGTTAAAAGTATGTGTAGAAGTAGCAGAAGAAATACCGAAGTCAGTTCCACTCGTTCCTACTGCAAGATATTGAACTTGATTAGTTAAACCATTTAAGGCTGTTAATCCAGTAGAAAATGTTGTTATTGCTTGACATAAATGCCCATTTTGTGTATGAAGTGTAATTGTTCTACTACTATTATTAACAAATACTCTAACAGCTAATCTATCAGTTATAGTTAATGCTGTTGTAGGAACAGCTAAAGCAGTAGTATATAAATCAATAGCCGTACCACCAGTAATTGATTCTGGAACAGCAGAGCCACTTGAAATTAAAGTAAGCGTAGCACCATCATATTTATATAATTCTAAATAAAAACTTGGACTACCACCACCAGAACTTGCAGAAAACCACATTTCAAAGTTCCAATTACCAGCTGGTATAGTTAATAAAGCTGGGTAGTTTGCATCAGTTACAAATTGAGCAACATAGCCATTCGCGTTAATGTTAAAATCAACCCCAACTCCTATAACAGCAGTTTCACTCATTTCATAATAAGTATTTCCACCTATTGTTCCTTGAGAAGTACCTCCGTTAAAATAGTAACTTACCGAAGAACCACCACCAGTTGAAGTAGGGAAAGCAGCTAAAGTACCATCTCCTCTAACATATTGAGAAGCTACACCAGCACCAGTTACTGCAAGTGTTCCATTTGAAGTCAAAGGACTATTAGCAACAGAAAAAGCAGAAGGCATAGTTAAACCAACCGAAGTTAATCCAGTATCAGCATCACTCCAAGAAGCCGTAACCGTTCCACCATCTTGCTGATTTAAAGTTAAAGTTTTAGTAGAAGTACCAGTTACACCAGCACTAACTATAGAATCGTTATAAGCAGTATTCCAATTTGTTGAATTGTCAGTTAAGTAACTTATTGTTCCACCAGTTGATTTTACAATACCAGTTCCAGATAAAGCATTTTGTTTAGCAGTAAATGTATTCCAATCAGCAGAGCTTAAAAAACCATTAGTAGTTGTATTTGATTGAGATATAGTAAATACCCCAGTAGTGTTATTATAAGATAAAGGTGTTGTAGCAGATAAGCTTCCTAAACTAATAGGAGCAACAGTTTGATTTAAACTCCATCTAATCGTATCAGTAATAACATCATAATTGATTGTTACAAGTGGATTAGTACCATCAAAAGCTAAATAACCAATAGCATCAACTCCTACTGCTTGAACTAATAATGGAGAAACCCCAGAAGTAGAATCGGTAATTCTATAAAATGTGCCTATAATAAGGTCATCTGCTGCAATAGAAGCTATTAAATTAGCATAAGTTATATTTTCTGCTGTATTTACAATAGAAGGTAAGTCTTTTGCTCTTACTTTTTTATATTTTAAAAATCCATTTACATCTACATCATTAGAATCTGCAATCAAAAATATATCATTATCTGATACGATTGATTTTTGTGGATATTGTTGTATTCTTACATCTGCCATCTTTATGCTCTTAATTTGTTATTTCTTGAATCTACTACTTTATCTGCATCCTCATCAATGATTACTCCACCACAATAATCAAACATACATTCTTTAGTTGTTTGAACATTTATCTCTATGTCCATTGATAAGTAAACATATTCTGGTTTAAATATAGCATCCATACCATTAAATTCTGAATCAAGAACTTTTTGTGAATCTGTACTATATTCTCCTACTACAAAGGTAGCTCTTTTTGCGTTTAATTCCGTTCTAAGACCATTAATATCCTCAAATAATTTTGCTATATAAAAAGCCAAGTCATCCCCAGCATAATTGTCATCACACTTCAATTTAGCCTTCTTAATCGAACAAATAAACTTCAATGGGACTGTAACAGTAACTGGTACTTCACAAGGCTTTAAAGAAGGGAAACTACCATCAGAAAAGCTTACATTACCATTCTTTCTAAAATAAGAAACTCCAAACCACTTATTGGGTTGGAAGTCAAGCTTATATTTGCCATCAGTTTCGTAAAATAAAGGGAATACCCTACCATCTCTTTCTATTAACTCGGTTAATCCGTAGTTTCTTTGGAAGATAGTTTCAGCATCCAGCTTATTTTGCATATATCTTACTATCGTTTGTATCATTTTGCTAATGCTAATCTAAATTCTTTTTGTAATATATCATTGTAAAAACTAATTTCCACTTTAGTTAAGTCAATAATCTTACCATATTTCTTTTCCAAAAACTCAACCTTATCAATGTTTTCTTGGTTTTTAAGAGTAACAATGTATTTATGGTTATCAACCTTAATAGGTCTGTTG